GCGCTGGTGGCCTTCGCCACCGCGGCGAAGACCTTGAGCTCCTTCGGCGTCAGCTTGGCGAGGTCCGCCTCGGGCACGCCCATCTTCAGCGCCGCCGACTTGGCCGCCAGCGTGCGCTCCTCGTAGGCCGCGCCCCACTCGGCCTTGAGGGCCTTCATCTCCTCGGTGCGGGCGGCCTTGGTGGCGTTCTGGCTCTCGGTCATCTGCGTGACCAGGGCCTTGAACTGCTTCTTCGTGAGCCCCGCCTGCGCGGCCAGGGTGCGGAGCTCGTCGGCCTTCATGCCGGCCTCCTCGAGCGCCGGGTCCACCTCGTAGCCCTCCGGCTTGTCCGGCTTGCCGAGCCGCGCCCAGAGGCTCGCCTCCGCCTCGGGGTCGCCTTCCGGCAGGTACACGAGGTCGGGGACCTTCTCCTGCATCTTCTTGCGGAACTCGGCCTTCGCCTCGGCGCTGGCGTCGGCGCTGGGCGGGCGGATGCTGCCGCCGAGGAGCGCCTGGGCCTCGATGTAGCTCTTCGCGAGCGCCACCGGGTCCTTGAACTTGGTCAGGCTGGGATTCGCGCGGAGGTCTTCCGGCAGCGTCGCCAACCACTCGTTGTCATCGGGTGCGGCCATTTACTCCTCCGTCGTCGTGAACTGGAAGTCGTTCAACTGCATGAGGTAGGCGAGCACGTCGGCGGTGCCGACGCGGTAGGCCGGGCCGTGCGGGCTCTCCTTCGCGAGCGTGAACATGAACTCGTCGCGGAGGGCCTTCATCATCACCTGGCCGTCCTCGGTGAGCAGCACGCGCTGGACCGCGCGCGCCTTGCCCTCGAGATCCTTCTTCAGCTTGTCCACTCGGGCCTGGGGGATCATGCCTGCTGCGCTCCTTCCGCCTTCGCGCCCGCCGCGGCGCGGTCGGCCTCGGCTGCGGTCTTCGCGATCTCGGCCTGCGCGGCGGCCTGCTGCATGGCCATCCGCTGCTGGCGCATCTGCTTCACCTCCTCGGGCGAGCGCATGAGCTCGCCTGGCGTGGAGAGGCGGTCGGCCATGGCTCGCACCGCCTGCTCGCCATCGAACACGTCGCCGGCCTCCTGGATGCCCATCTTCTGAAGCGCCGCCACGCCGGAGGCGAGCCGCTCGATGGCGGCCACGTCGTCGGTGCGGAGCGAGCGCATCATCGGCCCGTGGTAGGTGATCTTCAGGCCGGGCGAGGCGTCGATGACGCTCTGCGGGAGTGCCATCAGGCGGTTGCCGCGCCACATCATGTTGAACGTGGTCTGGAGCAGCGGGCCGAAGACGCCCACCTGGAGGCCGGCCACCTGCGGACCGAAGAGCCGGTTCATCTGCTCGACGCGCAGGGTGGCCTCCGAGGCGGTCATCGCCGGGGAGTCCTTCAGCGAGATGTCGTCCTCGCGGTAGTGCTTGCGGATCATGTACTGCATCCGCTCGATGAGCGAGTCGCTCACGTCGAAGCGCGCGGCCGACTCGTAGGGCCCGATGTCCTCGAGCGAGCGCACCGTGGTGAGGCCGCCCTTGCCGAGATCGAGGTCGGAGAGCAGCCCACGCTGGGTGACGAGGGTGGCCGGGTCCACCACCTTCTCGGCCGCCAGCACCTCGCTCTCCTGGAGTCCGTTCAGGAGCTTCACGGTGGGCAGAGCCAGGTGGCTCGGGCTGAAGCCCAGCATCGAGCGGGAGGAGCGCTGGTAGCGGCCGACGTAGGCCGCCATCTCGTACATCCCGCCCTCTTCACCGAGCGTCTCGTTGCCCTGGCGGAGAATGTACTTGAAGCCGAAGGGGCGCTCGAGCGGCGCGCGGACCTTCTCCGTGAGCCCCATCGGCAGCTTGTCGAGCCGCGGGTAGATGGCAAATAGCACCGGGAGCTCGGTCTGGTCGCCGGTCTTGTCCTTCTCGAGAACGCTCTCGGGGATGTTCTTCTTGATCTCCTCGAGAGTCTTGCCGCCCAGCTTGGCGATGATCTTCGCGGCGGTCCACTTGTACTCGACGAAGTAGCGCCGCACGCGCCCGAGGTGGTCCTCCTCGAAGCGGATGTCGCGGATCGACTTGGCCTGGAACTCGAACCCCTTCCAGCTCTCCTCATCCACGAGTTGCTGGGTGACGCAGAAGGAACCCGGCCCCACGTAGTCGTTGAAGGCGACCGCCATCTCGATGGGGAAGTTCGAGGAATTCACCTCGTCGAACATCCGCTGCGAGGTGTCCTGAATCCACACCTTCGCGTCGGGGTTCGTGATGGCGAGCTTCGGCAGCGAGAAGCCCACTCCGAACCAGTTGAACGCGGTGGAGATGAGGTTCGAGTAGAACACCGAGGCGAGCCGGTGCGCGCCGATGGGCGCGGTGGAATCCCAGATCTCCTTGGTCGTCCACTTCTGCGCGGCGTTAACCGAGCGCGACGCAGCCGAGCCGATGGGCTGGATGTAGCGCTCGATGTCGGCGAAGACTTCCTCTGCCTGATCCCAGTGCGTGCCTAGCGCATCGTAGCGCCGCAGCAACTCCGCGTTGTGCGTCATCTCGGCGTCGGTCATCACATCCTCCTGGCCCTAGCCGCACCCGCGGTCTTGACCTTGAATCGCTGGACTGACTGCGTGGAGTCTTCCTCGATGGCGCGGTCGTCTAGCCCCTCGCCTAGCGCTAGGTACTGGAGCGCCTCGGCTGGGTGCGAGAACGGGTTCTTGTCGGGCACGTCCTTGAAGCGCTCGTCGCCCGAGGTGGCGATGCGCTTGAAGGCGTAGCCGCCGTTCATCGCCTTGCGCAGCACCTTGCACTTCGAGGAGATGACGAGGCTGGGCCGGCCGAGGATGGTGAGGCGGGTGAGGGCGCGCGCCACCGCCTCGCGCCTCTTGGTGAAGTCGTTGGTGTGGGCCGGCACCATCGGGAGGCCCTGTGCGTTCACCACGTCGAAGGGCGTCCGCTCGTCCACCTGATTGCGCTGCTCACCGGCCGGGTCGCCCGTGCCGCGGATGGCGCGCCCGGGGTAGGCGATCTTGATGTAGCGCGCGGCGTCCTCGGCGAACTGCACGGCGCCGTAGTCGGTGGCGACGAGCTCGTCCATGATCTGAAGCTGGCCGTCCTTCGGGTCCACCTGCCCGAACACCAGCGCGGGGGTGAGTCCGAAGTCCATGCCGAGCAGGAGCGGCGCGTGCGGCATGGTGGTGATCTTGTCGGGGGTGACGACGTGCCGGTCGTCGTGAAACTCCGGGTACACCGGGCGCCCGCTCATGGTGGGCCCGTACTGCGCATCGACGTGGATCTTCACCCAGAGCGTGTCGGCCGCGTTCACGAAGGCGAGGTCGTCGTAGTAGCCCTCGGCCAGATGCAGCACCCATACCGCGCCGGGGACCGGCGGCTCGCTGGCCTTGTAGTGCCCGACGCATTCGCCGCTCGGGAGCTCCCAGTGGCCCAGGTTCTCGGCGAGCGGGGTGCGGCCGCCGGGCTGCTTGAAGATGGCGATCTTGCCGAGCTCGCGGCCTTCCTCGGTCTGCTCCTCGAAGATCTTGTACCACCACGAGTCGTCGTCGGGCGGGTTGGTGTCCATGATGAGGCCGGACCAGGTGGGCCCGCCGTCGCGCATGGAGGGGTAGCGCTTGAGGCGCCCGAACAGCATCTTCACCACGAGGTAAGGGACCTCGCGCGCCTCGTTGATCCAGGCCCCAGTGAGCTCGAGGGAGAGGAGCTTCTTCACCTGCTCGGGCCGGTCGAGGGCGCGGAAGAGGAACTCCGCCTCGATGTCGCCGTTCCGGTAGGTGAAGGTGAACTCCGACTCCGACCAGCCGGCGGCGTCCTTCGCGCCCGGCACCCAGTCCTCGAACGTCTTCCGGGTGGTGTCGCGGAGCTCCGGGTAGGAGTTGCGGACGATAGCCCACCGGGTTCTGCGGATGCCGTCCTTGCCCGGAGCTTGCTCGCCGGCGCGGCGCAGCATCTCCATGACGCAGCCCACCGACTTACCGGAGCCGAACGGTCCCATGAGCCCGCGCAACAGCGCGTCGGACCACATGAACTCGCCCACCGTGGGCGGTGGGTTGTAGACGATCTGGCTCAGGGCAGGACCGGGACGAAATGTGTGAAGAGCCCGAACACCGCGACCAGGCCGAGCACCAGCGCGACCATCAGGTAGCCGAAGATGTGGGGCGAGCCTTCGAGCGAGTCGAGATACTCGAGCTCCCGCTGAAGCTCCTCGAGCGAAATCTTCTTCGCGAAGTAGAGCTTGAAGACCGCCTCGCGGTCGGGGATGAAGTCGCTCATGGCAGCGGCGCCGCCTCCGTGAGCCAGAAGAGGAAGGTCATCGCCATCGAGAAGACCAGGATGGCGAAGAGGCTCGGAGCCCACATCAGGAAGTGGGCGAGCCGGAGCATCACAGCGGCTCCGCCATGAGCTTCTGGTACTCGCTCACGATGGCGGCGGCCTCGGCCGGCGTGGCGACGTGCTGGAAGCCGCGCAGGTAGTAGTGGCAAGGCGTGGAGAGGTCGAGTGGCAGCGCGCCCACGATGATGACGGGCAGGCAGAGCACCGCCGCGGCGCCGAGCTCGAAGTGCATCATGCGACCGCGGATGTCGTGCAGGCAGACCACCGCCTCGGCCCGGTAGATGCCGAGCAGGTCGCGCTCGGCCGCGCGGCGCAGGTGGTCGGGCAGGCTGGCTGCGGGGACGTCCGAGGCGTCGTCGTCCGTCCAGTTGTAGGTGACCTCGTGCCCCTGGAGGCGGAGCAGGC